ATGGTTCATATTTTTCATCGTTGAAAGAATCGGAACAAATTACCACCATGGTGAAAGTATTGATAGGTTGATTTGTGGTTTGATTTGTGGTTTGTTTGTGGTTTAACGATTAACAATTAACGGTTTCTAATTTATTCTATATAGATGTACCTAATCAAATGTTTATATTCAATTTTTTCACAGGCAGTGGGCAACAATAAATTTCCAAAATGTTAGATGTACCAACATAAACTAACAAAATCAAGACGAGATGTGGTTGCAATTTGATCCATTTGTGAAATATTTCTATGAGCAATATTTCGCCAATCCAATTCTCGGACAACCATATGATCAGGAAAATATTTACACATGAAATTGAAATACATTTCGTATTCAGATGCACCAGAATGTTCATAATGTTTTTCTTCAATACAATTCAAAAATATAAGCCAAAATGGTTTTTCTTGATGATAAGTTTCCGCGGCAGAAATCATTTCAGTTAGATAATCTACATGAAACATCATATGATGAGATATTCCACTTTTTTCATTGATTTTATCAAAACTAGGATGTATTCGTTTCATATGTTCAAAATAAGGTAAATGTTTCTCAGAACTGGATGTAAATATTGGTTTACCATCGTTATTTATAAAATGTAAAGGACGGAGAAAAAATAAATCAGCATCAATAACTAGATATTGTTTTGTTATGTCAGGAATAACAAATCCGGCATATAATTTTAATAATTGTTGTAAATACCAACCATTTCTATCAGATTTTGTTCTACTAATATTAGCGGCGACATCATCTATATTAAATGGAAAAATACGTTCATCTATTGTGGTACATCCATCTATATTTATTTTTGGATCATATGATACTAAAAATATACGACGGAATCCAATCACGTTTTTTCGTGTAAATTCTATTTGTCGTGACAAATTATTAAGTTCATTTGGACCGACGGGTATAACAATGTCAAATAATTCCACCGACATATAATAAAGTATCAATTAAATTCTCTAACCCATTTACAATGGTGGTATACATTCAGAGTTTTAGTGTTTTTACTTGCATCCACAAATAAATAAATGGATAAATAAATAAATCTAATATATATACCAACCGCTAGATGTTATTGAATGATATTACTAATAATAGATTGATTGAACGTTGTTTTCCTGATTCACCAATGGAAACTTATTTTACACCAACTCCACAAAGTACAAAACAATCATCTACAAACATTTCAATACAATCCCAATTTAATCAATTGAACCAAGTGGATCAATTTAATGAATTTAATCAATTTAATCAACAATTATTACAACCATTAACGTCGCAATCTCCATTGTCTCCATATAACATTACTACAAACTTTGCTCCAATTGTTGGGAGTAAAGCCCCATTTGATGGATTTGTTAATGCAATTGATACTGAAAGTATTTTAAGAAATCAAGTCTTTGCATTGCAAAATAGCGACCAAGCGACTTATATACCTTCATCATCAAGTGAATTGTATCATGTTCCATTACCAATTCAATCACCAATAGTTGAACCGCAACCATTCCCAAATCTATTTTTTGAAAATAATAATCATAATAATGCCGAACAATGGAGACCAAATGTAGGTAATATTGGACGTGAAACATTCAACAATTGTACACGAACACAATTGCGGAATTTGGAATAAAACTGGTCATCGCATTATATGATTGTAGTATCGCATGACGTGACAAAAGAAGAAAAAACTCGTAAATAATATATAACATCTGAATCAAATTTATTTCATCAATTTCATCAAATATTAATAGTAATCAATGATTAAACGGTTAAGTCGCAAAGATAGTAGCGAAAGTGTACAATGTCAATATCCCACTATTATTATTAATGAATCTAAATCGGGGTCCAAACGTCTGTCCACATCCACGTCCACATCATCAAATTCTACTTCTCCGACAAAGTCTATAGAATCTATGGAACAAACGGAAGAAATTGCGGAATCTATACATTTGACAGAATTCACCGATATGGAACGATTAACATTGGAAACTATGATGAACAAACAGACATATATGAAATATCTATCATTGGTAGAACCAAGTCAAGTTGAAAAAGCACGGGAATATCTCATTCAGAAACAGAAACATGCCCCCGCAATTATAAAATTGGTTCAAGAGTTGATTAATGATGATTTGCCAGATTCATACAAATTGAAAGAGAAATTTGATTCCTTTTTTAATGAAGCTTTGCAATATCTGGAATATTTGCAGCATAGTACTAATAATAGCATCAATGAATCAAATGATAATGATAATCTATTTAATTAGTAATCAATTGACAACAATATATTATTATTGATTTCTGATAATAATAATAATATATATAGAAGAAAAGAAGTAAAGAATAACAAACATTGTAAAGAAGAAAAGTATATAGTAAATTTAAATGACCAAGAGAATAACACGGAAAAGTAGACCACGCGCGTTCAAATCATTACAATGTAGCCCATTAGTTGATGGACAAAGAATTGGGAAATTTTCATGTTATACTGCAGAAATGTTACTTCAATTGAAAACTGAATGGAATCAGAAACATCCTGAAAAAATCATTCATTCTCAATCACCGCGTCAAATCTGGCAATTTATTAAAAATGATTTAAGGAATGTTTGTCAAACTGAAAAATGTTGGACAAAGAATAATCCACGATTACAAGAAGCATTTGCACCAATTGCACCAACTGAATGGAACAGTAATCCAAATACTTGGCTATCAAGTCATGATATTTCAATTGTTATGAAACAATATGAACAAAAATATAAATGTTTTACATTTATTGGACCATCACCTATTAATTTTGATGAAAAATCGGCCACACCATCCACATCATCCACCCCCTCTAAATGTGTATGTACAAAACTTTGTAATTTATCAATAAAAGATTGTTTAAATCACGGTAAACATAAGATTGGTATTATTTTGAATTTAGATAGAAGTGATCAACCAGGTTCTCATTGGGTATCTTTATTTATTAATTTGAAAGAAAATTTCATTTTTTATTTCAATAGCACAGGTGAATCCATGCCAAAAGAAGTCAAGAATATTACTTCACGAATACAAAAAGAAGCCAAAAGTCTTGGGATTACGTTGGATATTGATGAAAATATCAAAGAACATCAAAAAGGGGATACTGAATGTGGTATGTATTCACTTTATTTTATTGTCAAAATGCTCAAAGACCAGCGGAATCGTAAATTCTTTAAAACTGGCAAAATTACCGATAAAGATATGGAAAAATATAGAAGTCTTTTTTTTAATCAATAATTTTACTTAATTATTGATATGAATTTATTTACACGGTAATATCTAATCATCTAACAAAAGCGGACATCATCTTCACTGTCATCGTCGTCTTCCTCATCATCATCCTCATCATCGTCATCGTCTATGTAATCCTCATCCTCATCCTCATCGTCTTCCTCATCCTCATCCTCATCGTCTTCCTCGTCCTCGTCCTCGTCCTCGTCTTCCTCTTCCTCTTCCTCTTCCTCTTCCTCTTCGGCCGCATCCTCGTCATCTACAATATCAGGTGCAATAACAACAGGCGCAACAACCTCGTTATGAATCTCGGCATTAATTCCAGTGTATCTACTGTATGGATTATATAAATCAGCAATCATAACAAGATGGTCAATGAACCGAATTCTTGTCAATGAATATGTAGGAAATCCAATGATTTCGTGAGTTTCTGTATCCGCCAATAAAAAATAACTAATGGAATCGGCATTACATGGTAATGAATGATATCTCAGCAATGAAAAGTCCAATTGGTCATCATCGGCCAATAATTTCACAAATTCGTATAATGAAGATGCATCACGATAACGCACTCTCATAGAAAAAGGCGAAAACGATGATTTCTTTCCATTGATTCTTTTTCCTCTCAAACAATATACTTGTTCTACGCTATCATAAAATATATACAAGATTGTATCTGGTACATTGGGTTTTCCAGATTCTTTTGGTTCATGTGTTGTTAGCTTTAAAACAATGGTATCTCCGTTCATTCTTTTTTGCTTTTTTATTCGGGTGATGTCAGTAATACTATACATATGAATTAGTATTTTATATCCTTTTGGGGGGTGACTTGTGTGCATAGCGATAATTGAGTTGGTAGATTATTTTCCGGAGAACATCAACAATAATAATATTCATCATTGAATACTGTTTTATTTTTTACTGCTTCTTTCAATTTATCTTCCATTTGATTATCCGTCTCCATCGGTTCATTCATGTGGTCTCAAACAATTTATCTCTCGTATAACATTAGATATATCAAAATCTTCGTCGTTGGGATTATATCTTACAATCTCTAGTTCTAACTCCCGTGTTAGATATAATCTTCTTTCTTCTTCATAATCTTCATCTCTGTCGCGGTGCCCAAATTCATCACACTCCACGACCACTCCAAAATCTGCAATGTACAAATCAACGCGATATTTCCCAAAAATAACTTGCCGCGCTGTTGTTAAATCGCCCAAACAATTTTCAATAAAGTTCATTGTTTGGGTTTCAATTGGTAGTACATATTTCATGCATTGTATATTTGGGGAAATGTTTGTAATCGTTTGAATTCGTAAATTATACGAGTTTTTTAATAATTCAAATGCTTCGTCCGTAACTAGAACTTCAATCTTATTGTGTCCACCACGCTTGTCCTTATTATTATTATTATTATTATTATTATATCCTTTTAATATTAAAAGCAAAATGTAGATTTAATATTGAAAAGTCGCGTCGCACCTAACTAGTCTTTTTAACCGTCAATTGCCCCGAGTTCTTACCTTTCTTGCTAGCATCAAACATTTCTTCATCACTATCATCGGCCAAATTCTTGGATAATTCCCAAAACAGTTTTGACCCAAGGCGGAAAGGGCCATGTTCGGCTGCACGATACCAAAAGACTTGGTCTTCCAATTTGTTACTCTTTGTATTGTTATTTATTACTATACACTCAAAATTTTCTGTACACTGATTCATTACACTACAAAAACTCTCAAATGTTGGAAACATGGATGCATAATTATCATAAATCTTTTTCCGGTTGGTAATATAATTTTCACGAAGAATAAAAACATAATCAACATTGGTACGTAAAGCGGGCGGAATTCCTAAGGGGTGCTGCATAGTTATTACCAAAAAAACCTTCCAATGCCTTCCATTTAAAAAAAGTGCCAACATTAATTTATCACGAGTCCATTTGTTATCATAAAGACAATCGTCTAATATAACAAAACATCGTGGGTCACTCGGTTGTCTTCTACCACTTTCACGTTCTCTTTCAAATTGTTTGACTGCAATCTTCTGTCGTCTATAAACTTTATCTATAATTTCTGAAGTGTATGCATGATGAACAAATAATTTTGGAACTAACTTTGCATAAAAACCATTTCCAGCTTCTGTTCCAGATATTACTGTTCCAACTGGAATATCTTGATGGTGGTATAATAAATCTCGCACCAAGAAAGACTTACCTGTGTCCCTCCTGCCAATTAGACAACAGACTGGTCCCTTGTTTTCGTCGGGTTTGAATGTAATGCTGCGCATATCAAATTTTTTTAATTCTAAAGTCATTAATTACAATAACATTATATATCTTCTTATTCAAATTTTACGAAACAGTAATCTTAAGCCGTTTCAACTGTTTAAACTTTTGTTGAATTTGTTTAATCGCCATTATACCCCGGTTCCAATCTGATTCCTAAATTGTAAATGTAGATATATCCATTGTATAGTTTGTGAATAAAGATATCCAAAAGTTTCATTTCTGATTGGATTCCATATCCCTTGCTTGGTTTTCGGGTTCTGTCCAAGAATTCATGGACGCGCATGAACTTTTCC